TTCTTATGTTACTTGGCAATGCATCAGCTCGTGCACAGGACACCACTCTCAATCTTGGTGATAGTAAAGTTTGGCTTCGTGAGGGATTAGTATACTCCTTGAATACAACAGCTGGTGACTGTGGAGCGCCAATCATTCTACAAGAGACTCGTTGTCTCCGAAAGATTGCTGGTATCCACGTCGCAGGCGCGAATTCTGGAGCAGAAAGTTTTGCACAATCCGTGACCCGTAAGGATCTAGAGCGTGCTCTTACTGGTTTTAATGATACTATCATCACTGATTATGATGAGGATTCTAACATCACAACAACGACAACCGAATTGGAAATGAACACTGAAATCACCATTGATGACTATGTTGCAAAATTGAGCCTCCCCGCTCGTACTTTTGCATGGATTGGTAAGGCAGTAATGGCTCCCTTTACTCCTTCCAAAACTGAGATTGTGCCATCAATGTTGCATGGATGTGTGGTGGAGCCCACCACCAAGCCTGCTATTCTTTATGATCGTGAAGTGAACATGAAGCATAAGAATCTGAGCAAATGCGCAATCAATACCCCATTCGTGGATCCGGAATTGATTGATGCTGCTGTGAATGATTATGAAGCCGTAATGTTTACTGGACGCAGGCCAGAATTGACGAAAGTGTTAACCTTTGAGCAGGCTATCTCCGGCGACTCAGAGACTTCAGCGTATTTGGGTTCTATCAACCGTTCAACTTCACCAGGGATGCCATGGGTGCTTAAGCGTAAAGCTGGTACTAAGGGCAAAACTGGTTGGCTGGGTGATGATGAATACATTTACAATGAAGAAGTACGAGAAGCCGTTGAGTATCGTCTTGAGAGGGCAAAACAAGGAATCAGAGTTTTAACAACGTGGACGGACACTCTGAAAGATGAACGTCGACCGATCGCCAAAGTAAATGAGAAGAGAACTCGTGTATTCTCTTCAGGCCCTATGGACTACACTATTCTGTTTCGGATGTTTTTCCTGTCTTTCGTAGCTCATGTTATGGAGAACAGGATTGACAATGAACAATCAGTGGGAACGAATGTGTGGGGCCCAGATTGGGGCAAAACTGATCGAAGACTGCGAAGCAAGGGGAAGAAGTGTTTCGCTGGTGACTTCAAGGAGTTTGATGGTCGCCTTAACACGATGATAATGGAAAGGTTCGTGGAGTGTGTGAACCGTTTCTATAATGATGGAGAAGAAAATGCACGAGTCCGACGCGTGCTTGCCCTCGACATATGGAATAGTATTCATCTGTGTGACGAAATCTACTATTCCATGAATCACTCCCAACCCTCTGGCAACCCTATCACCACCATCCTGAATTCCTTCTACAACTCTGTGACAATGAGAATTGTTTACTTTATTTGTAGGAGGAAGGCAGGTGTCACCAGTTCGACGTTTGAAAAAGATGTCGCAATGGTGTCGTATGGTGATGATAATGGTGTCAATCTTACGGATGACATAGCGCCCTGGTTTAACCAAAATACAGTAACTGTAGCTTATGCTGAGATCGGCATGATCTATACTGATGAGGCTAAAACTGAGGGCGATGTGCCCCCGTATCGTACACTCGAAGAGATTACTTATCTCAAGAGGAAGTTCAGATCTCAGGATGGTATCGTAGATGCCCCCCTGGATCTGGATGTTATTCTTGAGATGACTAATTGGATTCGAGAATCCCCAGATCAAGTCAGCGCATGCCGTGTGAACATTGAGATGGCCGTAATGGAACTCTCTATGCATCCACGTCATGTTTTTGATAAGTGGGTACCTCTCATCAAGGAGGCATTCGCCAATGCCACACAACAGTGTGGTTTTGAAGAGCAACTTCGTGTTCCTCTTTATGGTGAATATCGACAGATGAGATTTACTGAATACTTCGCGTAAACACCCAGGGACTTGGGTTCATTTGGATAAAAAGATAATCCTTTTGAGCTTAAGCCGCTGAGGCCACTTAATCTTTTATTTTATTATTTAGGTAGTAAGACTGAGCAATAATGCAATCATGCGTTATAGGTTTCTATTGGTTTCCTATGACATCTTCCAAATGGAGCATGTAAGTCCCCCAATCTAGGTATACAGTAGCGTGATGAACTACTACTCAGAGATGAGTTGAATCAAATATACATTAGTATCGATTTGACAGCCGTAAGCTGTTAAAGCATAAATATATATAACAATCCAAAAATTTTTAGCTATAGTTTATTGCAACCAAA